GCCGTAGAAGTGCGGCAAGTCGCCCTGGGCTGCCGGTCTGATCTTGTTCGAGGCGCTGGGTCCGTCGACGTTCGCGGGCTGGGCGTCCGAGGGGGATGTTTACCGTTGCGCCGATCATGAGTGCGGCTGTGACTTCGAGTACCCGTATGAGCCCGGCGAGGCGATGGGCGAGCCGCGGCGTAAGTCGCTGATTGCGCTCATGGCCGTTGCTGAGGATCAGGTCTTCAACGTCTACGAGCCGATCCAGACGATGATCCTGTCCGGGCCTCTGGCGAATGTGGCGAAGGTCCGCGAGGGCTTCATCCGGCTGCCGAACCGGGGTCTGATAACTCCGGTGACGTCGGCGGCTAGGTCGAAGCTGGGCAAGCCGTACACGGCGGCTGTGGGCGATGAGTCGGGGATCTATATCGGCAACACGCTGGAGGCGTGGAAGACGATCCGGCGCGGCGTGACGGGCATGCAGGGCCGCACGCTGGAACTCACCAACCCGTGGGACCCGATGGATGCTTCGGCCGCGCAACTCGCGTTCGAGTCGAAGGCGCGGGACATCTTCCGCTACTACCGGAAGCCGCCGGTGGAGTTGAAGTACACCCGGCAGCGGGACCGGTCGAAGATCCACGACTACGTGTACGCGGACTCGCCGTGGGTGGACCCGCGGGCGATCGACGCGGACGCGGACGAGCTGATGGAGACGGACCCGAACTCTGCCGAACGGTTCTTCGGCAACCGGCTGGTGCAGGGCCTGGGCGCGTTCCTGACCGAGGAGCAGTGGGACGCTCGCACGGCCGATGTCCCGGTACCTGATGGTGCCGAGGTGGCCGGCGGGATGGACGGTTCGCGCTCGGCGGACTGGACGTCGATCCGGCTGGAGACTCGGGACGGCCACCGGTTCACGCCGACGTACGGCCCGGACGATCGGCCGACGATCTGGAATCCGGCCGAGTGGGGCGGCAGCATCCCCCGCGGCGAGGTCGCAGCTGCGGTCGATGAGATCGTGCGCCGGTACAAGGTGCGCCGGTTCTACATCGACCCGCGTCACTGGGAGACGCAGGCCGAGGCGTGGGCGACCGAGCACGGCGAGGACGTCTTCATCTTGTGGCCCACGAACCAGATCAGCCGCATGTTCGGCGCCCTGGACCGGTACCATACGGACATCGTGCAGTCGGAGACCACGACGCACGACGGCGACACGACCGCCAAGCTGCACGCGCTGAATGCCCGGAAGGTCGCCAAGCCGGGCGACAAGTACATCCTCGGCAAGCCGTCGGAGCATCAGAAGATCGACGTCTGCATGGCTGACGTGCTGGCCCACGAGGCGGCGTCCGACACGAGGGCTGCTGGGTGGCCCGAAGATTCCGTTACCTACGTCCTGACGTCGTCGAGCACTCGCCGGAGGTGAGCATGGCTACGCCCACCCCTGAGCAGGTGCTGCAGATGGTGCAGCTGCTCTCCGACAAGATCGTGGACCGGCGACCGGACATTGCGACGAACGTGCAGTACTTCAAGGGCACTGAGGGGCGGATGAAGTTCGCCTCGGAGGAGTTCCGGGAGTACTTCCAGCGGCGGTTCGAGGGCTTCTCCGATAACTGGTGCATGCCGGTCGGTCAGGCGCCGGTGGAGCGCATGCACTACCTGGGGATGCGACTTCCCGGTTCGCATGCGGCGGATGATCGGGCGCGGCAGTGGTGGGAGCGTAACGACGCTGACCGCGGCCTGTCCGAGGCGCTGCAGATGATGACGATCGCGAAGCGCGCCTTCGCGCTGGTGTCGCCATCGCCGCAGGGTGCGCGGATCACGTTCGAGCACCCGGATTCTGCCGCGCTTATCTATGACCCGGTGACGCGCAAGCGCCGTGCCGGCCTGACGATCTGGGCGGACGAGAAGTGGGAGTACGGCGAGTTCCACCTGCCCAACTCCACGCTGAGGGTGAAGCGGGAGAAGGTCGCTACTGACCGGGGTGAGCGTCATGTGCCGCCGGATGCTACGGGCTGGCAGTTCAACGACGGCTCTGGGGCAGTGGAGGTCGAGAACCCGCTCGGTGACGTGGCGTTGGTGGAGTTCGTGAACCAGGCGCTGCTGGACAACGACCCGATCTCGGACATCGCCGGCGTTCGGGCGATGCAGGACACGATCAACCTGATCTGGGCGTACCTGCTGAACATCCTCGACTATGCGTCGCTGCCGGGCCGGGCGATCCTCGGCGGTGAGCAGCTGAAGGTTCCAGTGTTGGACGATAATGGCCAGGTGGTCGGTGAGCGTCCGCTGGACATGGACGCGCTGATCCGGGACCGCATGATCCACGTCCGCGGGGCGAAGGGCGACGGCAAGAACCCGGCCATCGCCGAGTGGTCCGCCGCCGACCCGGCACCGCTGTCTGCGGTCATCGAGCAGGCTCTGGGTCACGTGGCTGCCCAGACGCGCACCCCGGGCCACTACCTGCTGACGAAGTCGAACATCCCTGCCACTGGGTACGAACTGTCTGAGGCGGGCCTGGTGTCGAAGACCTCGGAGCGGATCGCCTATGCGACGTCGCCGGTCCGGGAGATCAACCGGCTGTCGGCGCTGGCCGAGAGGCTGCCTGACCTGGCTGAGCGGATCGCGGCCGGTAGGACGCTGTGGCGTAAGGCGCAGTACCGGGACGAGGCGCAGCTGATGGATGGCCTGGTGAAGATGCGCACTGCCGGGTTCCCGTTCCAGTTCGTGGCCGAGGAGTACGGGCTGTCTCCGGAAGAGGTGCGCCGCGTGAAGGAGATGATCCGCGAGGAGCAGGAGCAGACGGCGGCGGTCGATCTTTCGTTCTTGAACCGGGAGCCGGCCGGTGGCCGTCCAGACGCTGCCCCCGCTGTATGACGCCTACGTTCGGGAGCAGCGCCGCCTGACGCGGGATGCAGTTGCCGAGGTTCGGCGGCTGTGGCGGAAGATGGGCGACGATTTCGACCGGTCGTGGCGGTCGGTGGGCCCCGCTGTCATGACGGTCACCAACGCCACTCAGCATCGCCTGGCAGAGAACGCTGGCGCTGCCACTGTGGAAGTGCTGGAGCAGACATCGGCAGCGCGGCTGCCGGCGCCAGAGGGCCGGGTCAACCCCAGGGCGCTAGTCGGGGTGGCCGGCGATGGTCGAACCGCTGCAGGCCTGGTGTTCGGCGCGGTGACGAAGGCGAAGGCCTCGGTCGGTGCTGGACTGACGGAACGTCAGGCGCTGCTGTCGGGGCTGGCGTGGCTGACGATGGCGACGACGACGCTCCTGGCGGATACCGCCAGGGCTGGGGAGTCTGTCGGCATGGCGACCCGGGGCACGGTCTCCTACGTGCGGGTGGTGCAGCCGGGGGCGTGCGCGAGGTGCGCGATCCTTGCCGGCGCTACGTACAAGTCGAAGGACGCCTTCGAGCGTCACCCGGGCTGCCTGTGTGAGCACATGCCGGTTCATGGCATGGACTACTCCGAGATCGTCGACCGCGGCTACATGGTGTCCCCCGAGAACTACTTCGAGTCCCTGTCCGAGGCTGAGCAGAACCGGATCTTCACGAACGCCGGCGCGGAGGCCATCCGCAACGGTGCCGACCCTCGCCAGGTGGTGAATGCCCGCCGCGGCATGCACGTGGCGCAGGGCCGGCAGGTAACCACCGAGGGCACTACACGCCGCGGGCTGGCGTACAAGGCGATGGGCGGACCGTCCCGCGAGGACGTGCGCAGGGGCCGCTACTTCGCACGCAACGATGCCCGCCTCATGCCTGAGTCGATCGTCGAGATGGCTGACGGCAACACGCACCGGATGCAGCAGCTGCTCCGCCAGTACGGCTACATCATCTGACCTCCCGCCGCCGCAAGGGTGACGGGCCAACCTCTCGTAAGGAGAGCAACCATGGCCGACGAGGCTACGCAGGACACGGCGTCTGAGGCCGTGGAGCAGCAGGCCGTTACCGACGAGTCGACTGCCGGTAACGAGCAGGAAGCGCAGGGCAACGAGCCGGCCGGTCAGGAGACTGACTGGAAGGCGAAGTTCGAGGCCCAGCAGAAGATCTCCCGCGACCTGGAGAAGAAGGTCAAGGGGGAGGCCGGAACGCTGAAGTCTCAGCTGGAAGAGCTGCAGGCGAAGCTGGACGGCAAGGAGAAGGAGTACGCCGCAGAGCAGGAGCGACGCAAGGTCGAGGCCGAGGCTCTGGCAAAGGCGGACGAGCGGATCTTGAAGGCTGAGATCCGTGCAGCCGCGGCGCAGAAGTTGGCCGACCCGGCCGACGCGCTGCGTTTCATCGACCTCGACGAGTTCGAGGTCGGAACTGAAGGCGATGTCGACTCGGAGGCAATCTCCGTCGCCATCGACGGGCTTCTGAAGGAGAAGCCGTACCTCGCCGCGCAAGGCGGCAGTGGGCCTGTGTTCGAGTCTCCTGGCAGTCACCGTGACCCCAAGAAGGTCCAGGTGACGCGTTCGGAGGTGGAGCGCATGTCGCCCGAGCAAGTCAGAGCCGCACGCGCCGAGGGTCGCCTGAACGACCTTCTCGGCATCAAGGACTAACCGAGAAAGGGGCCGATCATGGCCATCGAAAACTTCATCCCGGAGGTCTGGAACGCCCAGATGCTCCTGGACTTCCACGAGCAGGCGACCGCCGCGGCGATCGCGAACCGTCAGTACGAGGGTGACGCCCGCAGGGGCAACACCGTGCACATCACCTCCGCGGTTGATGTGAACATCTTCGACTACTCGATCGGTGAGGCGAACGGTGGCACCAGTGGCTCGCCGAAGGCCCGCACCACCGCCGCCGAGGCCGTGGACGACGACGGGCTTGAGCTGCTCATCGATCAGGAGAAGAACTTCGACTTCTACGTCGATGACATCGACCGCCGCCAGGCGGCCGGCACCCTGGATGCCTACACGCAGTCTGCCGGCACTGGCATGGCGGAGGACGCGGACCGGTTCCTGCTCGCGACCGCCCACGACGGCGCGGCCGCTGACAACCAGCTCGACGGTGGCGGGACAGCACCGGCGGACTGGAAGGACGCCTGGGACGTTCTGCGCGACCTGCGTAGCGCCCTGAACAAGGTGCACATCCCTCGGGCCAACCGGGTGGCGTTCGTGAACGACGAGTTCGCGTCGCTGCTGCTGGAGGCGGAGTCCAAGATCACTGCGGTGGACACCTCGGGCGACTCGGCAGGTCTCCGGGAGGGCACCCTGGGGCGCATTCTCGGATTCCGCATCGTCGAGACCGAGAACCTGCCCGTGGTGGACGACCCGCAGGTCGTCGCGCTCTACGCCCCGACCCTCGCGTTCGTCTCGCAGATCAACGAGACGGAGGCGCTGCGGGCGCAGGACAAGTTCGCCGACCGCCTCCGCGGTCTGCACGTGTACGGCGGAAAGGTGATCCGGTCTAGCGCCGTGGCCACCTGGGACGTCGTCACCACTTCATGATCCGATCCAACTAGGCGACCAGGGAGGCCATCGTGGCACTTGAACCACTCGCGACGGTGGCCGACCTGGCCGCCCTCGGGATCGACACGACCAACACGGCCCTCGCGAACTTCCTGCTGAACTCTGTTTCAGAGGAGGTTCGCGAGGCCGCCGGGGTGCAGATCACCCGGGCAACTTCGACCGTCACCATCGCCACCGAGGCGTCCAGGCGGATCGAACTTCCCGGATATGCGCCCCGTGAAGTGACGGCCGTGTCGCTGAACGATGAGCCGCTGACAGAAGGCGTGGACTATCTCGTCCGCGCCGGGTCCCTGTACCGGACCCGCGGCCCCTGGCACGGTCGGGGCGACATCCCCGGCGAACTGACCGTGACCTACGATCACGGCCTAGACGAGGTGCCGGCCGACATCGTGCGCACCGTCTGCCTGTACGTCGCCGCCGGCATCAACGCCGCAGCGGACAAGTTCGCCGGCCACCGCGGCTTGCAGTACATCTCGATCGACGACTACCGCGAGGGCTACCTGTCCGGCACGGATGAGGTAGTGGACCCGGCGAGCCTCACGCAGCGGACCAGGGACCAGCTGGCCGCCCGGTTCGGTGGCGACGCTCCCGTGGTGTACGGGAGCACGCGATGAGGGGCTTCGAGCAGGCGCTGCGTCGCGGTCGTGCCGCGTTCGAGTCCCGGATGCGTGCCCGTTGCAAGGTGGTGCGCACGGTCGGCCCGCCGGTGGTGGACGACGACGGTGTGGAGCAGCCGAACACCATCACGGTGTACGAGTCGCTGCCCTGTTACATCAACTACGACGGCGTGCCGTTCGAGTCCACCTACGACTCGGTGGGTGTGCGCGTGGTGCAGGGCCGGGTGGAGCTTGTGACAGAGGTCGAAGCGGACGTGCGGATCGATGATGTGATCACCATCGTGTCTGACCCGGATAACCCGGCGCTGGTGGGGGCGCAGTTTCGCTCGGCGTCGCAGGTGCCGCGCTCGCAGGGAACCAGGCAGCGGGTGCTGCTGGAGGACAACCAGCGCGGCGTGAAGGCCAATGAGTGAATTGAGGGGGCTGTAGGG